TTTTTTCTTTCATGTACCCAAAAACCCTACCTAGAACTAAATCTAGGTAGGGCTTTTTGGTTTGGTGTTAGGTTTTAATATCCACTTTCTGCAATACATCCCCAACCGCAGTATTTATCACTTTGCTCTTTCATATCCCCACAACCACAATAGTCTTTTTCGCTTTCTGCTTTTTCTTGCTCAAAAATAGCGTCATAAATAGCCTCTCCTTTTCTACTATGCCCATCCCATCCATTCAACTGATGGTGTAGAGCTTGTTTTGGTGCTTTAAACCATTCTTGCTTAAGCAACCAATCTTGATACGACTTAGGTGTGTTTTCAAATTTTTGTCCTTTGTGTTTTCCGAATTTTAATGTCATAATGTTCTTTTTATTTGTTTTTGTATTTATTTTAAAAAGACTGTGAATATTTTTTTAGTTGAGCAAATGTTTTAAACTCAACAGCCCAATTGTTGTCGTTGCTTAAGTCATAAACATTGTCACAGTCATTAGCTGTCCACATCCCATTAGCTGTAGCTTGTCCTCCTCTTGCTATCCAAGTACCTTGAGCATCTACTACTTTGTATGTTCCGATTCCTAATTTTGTAACTTTCATAATCTTTTTTTTTTGTT